GTGTCTCTGATGCTGGTACCTTCGTCCTCTCTGAGACCTCTTTGGATATGCACTGCTGGGGACAAAACCCCGTCGTCACCGCTAAGCTCCAACTTAACGGCCAAGATCGCTTCTCTGAGCGTGAAGGATCTTACTTCTCTTGGGTCCAACCTTACCAAGCCCACACCAGAAACCCTGATGAGGGTATTAACGTGTACTCATTTGCTCTCCGCCCTGAGGAACACCAACCTTCGGGAACTTGCAACTTCTCCAGAATTGATAACGCTACCCTCCAGCTTGTCCTCTCCAACGCCACCGTTGAGGGAACCAAGACTGCCAAGGTCCGTGTTTATGCTACCAATTACAACGTGTTGAGAATTATGAGTGGTATGGGAGGATTGGCGTACAGCAATTAAAAATCTTGTTACGATTTATCGTCTCATTATTTTTTATATATTTTAATAATTAATCAAAAAAAATTTAATTATTAAGACAAAAATCAATATAATAATACTATTTTTAATAGTTTAAATATTAAATACATAATTATATTAAAATGTTAAAACCCATAGTAGTTCTTGTATTTGGCGGAAATGGTTGGATTGGCTCCAAGGTGGTCAAATTGCTACAAAATCTCAAAATAAATGTGATTACATCCAGTTGTCGAGCAGATGATATAAACGCGATACAAAAAGAAATAGTTGATATAGGAAATGTCACACATATAATGAGTTTTATTGGGCGAACCCACGGAACATATAATAATGAAGTAATTGGAACTATTGACTACTTGGAAAAGCCAGGTAAATTAGTAGACAATATGAGAGATAATTTGTTTAGTCCAATTAGTCTTGCTGAATTAAGCAAAAAAAACAGTATTCATTTTACTTATTTAGGCACAGGATGTATTTTTGAATATGACGACGAGCATTTATTTGGCGACCAAGAAACCGGCTTTTTAGAATCTGATTTGCCCAATTTTGTTGGTTCATCGTATTCAATTGTAAAAGGATATACCGACCGATTAATGCAACTATTGTATTCAGATAGCGTACTAAATGCCAGAATTCGTATGCCTATTACAGACGAGCAAGATAGCCCGCGCAATTTTATTACCAAGATTACGAGTTACAAGAAAGTATGTTCAATTCCAAACTCAATGACCGTATTAGATGAATTATTACCAGTATTAATTGAATCGGCATTAAAAGGAGAAGTTGGAACAATTAATTTAACAAATCCTGGACTTATTTCGCATAATGAAATATTAACAATGTACAAAGAAATAGTAGATCCGAATTTTACTTGGGAAAACTTTTCAGTGGAGGAGCAAAATCAAATATTAGCATCAAAGCGTTCAAATAATTGTTTGAATACAAATAAACTATCAAAGCTTCATTCGGTATTACCAATTAAAGAATCAGTAAGAAATACTTTGGTTAGAATGAGAGAGAAAAATAATATATAAATTACAATTAATGTATTTACGAAGAATAAATACATAAATAAATATTTTAATAATAATAAAATATGAAAAACTTATTGATAACAGGAGGTTGCGGATTCATAGGTTCAAATTTTATTAATTATTTTTTCCACTTGGACAAAGATATAAACATTATCAATTATGATGCTATGTATTATTGTGCCAGCGAAATGAATGTCAATCAAGAAATTAGGGATTCACCAAGATACAAATTAGTAAAGGGTAATTTATGTTCATTTGATTTAGTTCGCTACGTATTAGAAAATAACAAAATAGATACTGTTATCCATTTTGCCGCACAATCGCACGTCCAGAATTCTTTTGAGGATTCGCTACAATATACAAATGATAATATAGTAGGCACACATACTTTATTAGAATGCTGTAGACGTTACGGACATATTGATCGTTTTATTCATATTTCGACAGATGAAGTTTATGGTGAATCAATGTTAGAAGAAAACGAAGAAAAAAAGAACGAGGAATCGATTTTATGCCCCACAAATCCATATGCCGCATCAAAAGCTGCCGCTGAATTAATCGCAAAATCATATTACCATTCTTTTAAAATGCCAATTATAATTACGCGGGGCAATAATGTTTATGGTCCCAATCAATATCCTGAAAAACTGATACCGTTATTTATAGAATTATTAATTAATAATAAGCCAGTAACAATACAAGGTGACGGTTCAAATGTACGGGCATTTTTACACGTGAATGATGTTTGTACGGCTTTGAATTTGGTTTTGAAAAATGGCAAAATCGGTGAAATATATAATATTGGAAGTGATGAAAATGATGAATTTACGATTCTTGATATATCAAAACTATTGATTAAAAATATTGCGAATACGGAAGAATATGATAAATGGATTACATATATCAAAGACAGACCGTTTAACGATAAGAGATATTATATTAGCAACCAGAAAGTGAAAGATTTGGGTTGGTCAATCAAAACAGAATTTAACGAAGGAATAATTAATTTAATAAATCATATTAAAAATAAATCATAAAAAATAAATAAAAATAATAAAATTGAATTAAAAAATAACAAAGGGTTAAAATGTATAACAAATAAATAAGATGAGTGATTTTGAATCCATAGAATTATATTTTAAGCAAGTGTATACTTGTAAAACAAAAGTGTATCACATAAATTTGGATTATACATTAGCAAAGCTTTACGAATTTATAACCGCAAAAGCTTTTAGCGACGACTTTGGTATTAACAGTAATAGCTATAAAATAGAAATAGTAGAAGCAGGACAATTTGACAATATAAACGGACGTGACGCTGAATTGGCACCGGCATTAGACCCAAACTCCGATACAACATTACGACAAAAATATGGCGACAATATTAAACACAAGGCATTTTATATTAGACCGAAGCTATTTATAACTATACCAGATAGCCCAACCAATGAAAATGGTGTAACTACCCCTTTAGCGCCCAGAACATAATTATTTATAAATTATTTACAAATAATTAATTATTTTTTATTTATCTTAATCCATCAAAAAAATTACCTATATCTTGTTGTTGTCGTCTCACTCCATCAGGATCTGCTTGTATAGGTACTTGTCGCCTTATCGCTTGTTGTTGTTGTCGTCTCAACATTTCAAGTTGTTGTTGTTGTTGTCGTCTCATATCAAGCTCTTGTTGTGTATTTCCATTATACAAACTCGGTTGATTTAAAGAATATGGGGTTATATCCTTACCACCTTTTATAGTTTTTCTTCTTTTTCTTTTTTTCCTACTTGTTTTCGTAGTGATCCTTTTTCTTTTCTTACCAGTTTTACGCTTTTTTAGACTAAATCCTCCATGAAAAATGTCATTATCATGAACGATTCTTAAATTTAGAATAGCTATTTCATCATCAATACGTTGTGATATTATTTGTGGTTGACCAACATATTGTTGTAGACTATTCAAAAAATTCTCTAATTGTTGATTGGAGATTAATATACTGTTATTGTTCACTTCCATATATAATCTCCATAATCTACCTATGTCATTTTTTGAGTTATCATCTAAATTTAAATAATAATCTATAGCATTTCGTGTATCAGTCGGTATCGATTCATAATTACTCATTTATATAATACGCGAAAAAATTTATAATTCGAATATTTTTATTTATTTTATAAGGAACTATTTTAAGCGTCATCTGTTTCCTCGTCTTCATCAACAATCCTGACATACTTGTTATCTTCATACTTGACATTATTACAATTAAACAATTTATTCATATTAATTATTTCGGGTTTTTCGGTATCCGACGTAAACAATTTCGCGATTTGCGCGTCATCTCTAAAACGCACCGAGTAGGTTTGCTGAATATTATTTCGCCCAATGCGTCCCATACCCTGAATAATTTTTTCCTGTGTCAAATTCAAATCCTTGCTCAAATAACCGTGACAAAATTGATAATTCGTTCCGTAAATGTAATCACTCGAAGCAATAATCATATATAATTTTTGTTCGTCTGCCATCTTCTTCATAATCTCTGTATACCGAATATTTTCGTGAGTAATAAACACACCAATTCCCATCAATAACAATATTTTCCAACTATCATCTATACCGT